ATCCTGTATCTGCGAACAATATCCAATTCGGAACAAATCCTCTACGAAGGCACTCAATAATTATCGCCGTACTATCTAATCCTCCACCAAAATTTATTCCCCAGGGTGATCTTGGCGGCGTAACCATTAACCCTTCAGGAAGGGATTTCATCCTGATATTGTGTATAAATTCTTTCATACTGTATACTCCTATGACTTAATCAGTTGTTAGTGACCGGAGCTGGTACTATCCCGGCATTCCCGTTTCTTGATTGATCAGACCAAGCGCAAGGCAAGTACCCACCTCAAGGCACGTCAGCTTAATCGTGCATTCACTAACAGGTGATTGATACTGCATGACGTTTGCAACTATCTCAATACGATCAAGTTACGGTACTCACTATCAATCCTTCTTGGTGCCCGTCTTTCCGGGCTGTCATTAAGCAACTAACTTAAGGAATCTGCAATAAGATACTTGACGTATCCAGTGCATCGCATTCAGCTTTGGTTGCGACGTCAGAATTTATATCTCCGGCACCGATCTTTAGAGAGTTCTCCAAGCGGTATTTATCTCGCGCCAGAACACAAGTAGCTTCATCAAAGAAGCGTTTTGTAAACACATGAGAAGTAATTGACTTACCACTAGATGTGCCATTACCAATGATAATGATACGCTCCACCGTGAGAGTATCTTTAGGCTGTACAGCAAAGACCATGGAAGATACGCATAGCATTAATAATCCAAATACCGAGGTGAATAATTGTTTCATTGTAAAGCTCCTATAAAGTTAGAGTAAATACTCATACACCTAGGCTAGTTACATAACCATAACAAAATCCCCTAGGTGTTTCATAGCTTCTCAGCTAATCATCAGTGAGTTTAAGAGTGCCCTTAGTTTTAGCGTATTCCATATAACTTAAGACACGCAACTTCTTATTTGCATATATTTCTGCAGAGTTATCTAAGTCTGCTAATACTCCTAGCTCTTTAAGCATATCTCGTACAGCCATAGCCTCTATAAATTCTATCTCTATATTCTGAGCATTAGTTGTTAACTTACCGTTAGGTCTATTATCCTTATCAGTACCCCCGAATCTTAAGGTCTTGCATACCTCTTGTTGAACTTCTGCACATTCTTCAGCTAGTACGGTTAGCAAGTGTTCTTTAGTATCCATACTAGCTACCTAAAGGTAAGTCTGTATTCCTATCTAGCTCCAACTTCTTCAACAACAATTCCCTAATCTTAGGTTCAGGCTTCCAGTAATTCGGCCCCTTAAGGAACTTACCTCTTTCATCCTTAATAGGCTTACCATCTGCACCTAACTTAGACTCATTACTATCCATCACAATGTGAAGAACTTCATCAAGTGGGATACCGCAACGAGTAGCTTCCGAGTAGATATATACTATCATATCAGCAAACCAATCAGAGAGATCAGTTAGTTGTGTTATTTCATCTTCTATGCCTAGTACCATTGACTCGTGTATAGCATCTCCTTCTTCTAGTTCTTCCCCTAGGATATCAAGGAATGAATCTAGTCTTTTAGCACTATAAGTATTAAGGCTAGGAACTTCCTGTACTGGTAACTCATACATCTTATTCATTGCTCGTATGCGTGAGGGGAACTCACTTAAATATCTTGTACGTTCAGTCATGGCTTTCTCCTGTTTTAACTTTCTCTCTGCATCTTTCTTTAAGTAATGTATATCCAATGATATCTACTAAACTATCTCGATGATCTGGCATATTCTTAAGCCTAGCAGTTTTCACTAGGATCATCATATTACATACATCATCACAAGTTAGAGGAACATCTAAGCCTAGATAAGAAGTCCAGAACTCAGCAATGAGTTGTAAGTTTTTAGAAGGATGACCATAAGTTTGTTCACAATCACCGTAGATCACATCTCTTGCTTCCTGGTCTATAGAGGTAGAATCAGTCATAATTAATGCCTCCTCAAAGCTACCTCTTTCTCTTGTCTCCCCCATCTTAGTTCTCCTTAGTGAGCTTCTATAGCGCACAGCCACAACCACCAAACTCTAGAGCTTCTTCCTCTGTTATAGATTGTAAATATGTTTCCCTATACTCCTTCATAGTTATATAATACTTAACTCCGTTAATAGTCTTTTGTAAGAACGGTCTAAGATTTGGATTGTTAGCAATAGCTGCTTGCTCTTCAGCCTCATTAGCTAGGTATACTTCAGGAAGTGTTTCCCATAGTAATTTAAATTGCCCCAATCCTGCTTTAATACAAAAACCGCCGCAATTGTCATGGCTAAAACCTAATTTATACAGCTTAGGTAATTCTATGCCCCTCTCAGTACACCAGTCCAACTTTAGTTTTGGTGTAACCCAGATATCACGTTCTATTAATATAGATCTGTACCTCCAAGGTAAATTATTCTTAACTATTGGAGGTAACCTGTGAGATTCGCTGGCATCAATACCTACCCATAGCGTTGATGTATTATAGTGCCAGTGATTCCTTACCCAGTGTTTAATTAAATCTCTCTTTAATATTTTAGAGCAAGGATCTATCCTAGAATTACCTATAAACTTTACATCATTGAATACTTGCCAAGGTGTTCTTCCATCTGATATGCGTATGAATTCACAGCCGAGCAGTTTAATGATATCTTCATTAAATCTATAGAGATCCTCATCCTCTACTAATGTATCAGCAAACAGTAAAATTACGTTATCTCTTCCGAAAGCATTACAAACCAACTCAGCTGTTATAGCTGATCCAATTCCACCTGAGTAACTCACTATGTGTTTCATACTAGCTCCCTAAAGGCAAGTCTTGCTTCACCCATTTCCATTCTCCTTAATTAATTAATTGAATCACACTTCTATCTAGATCAATCATCCTTCTCTTCCTAAGTTTCTCAGTACAAATGGTGCAGATTCTATTTAACTGATCCTGAGTATAATAGCCATCTAAAGCTACTTCACAATACGCTGCTACCCCTGCAAGCATAGTCTCGAATGAGTTATCATCAGATAGGAGTTGAATCTCTCGTAGCTTTTCAATTAGTTCAGGATGATGAGTACATTCAATGTTAAGTTCCACTCGTTCGATTGGTATATCTACGAAGTAAGCCATAGTTAATCTTTAGCCTCTTCTTTGCCATAAATATATTGCAAGATCATACTAAGCCAAACTGCTTCATGCCTTGCATCATCTAAGGCTACATGCGGAGTACCTACAAAGGCTGGCTCAGGAACTACATCCTTATACAAGAGCTTGAGTGTGCGGAAATCTGCGTCTTGTTTGTAACTCCAAGGTACTTTAACTTCCAGTCTTTCATAAGCTGATTTGAGAATAGCATTATCAAAATTAACCCCATTACCCCAGATAAGTGGGAGAGGTTCTATAGCTGAGTAGTCTCTAATTCTAGCCGCTACACCATTGAGTGCCACATGCAGCGCCATTTTAGTGGACGTCATCCAGTTATCTCTGGCTTCTGTTCTTTCCGTATCCATCCACCATTCAACAGTATCTGGACTAACAGTTCCACCATGTTTCATAGCAGTCTGTAAACTAACTGCACCTGACCACTGTTCAATTAAATTAGTAGTTCCTTCCTGACCTGTATGATTAAAGATAACCAATCCTATCTCAATGATAGCTGCATCCTGTCCAGTTCCCATAGTCTCTAAGTCTAAGACTATATGTATTTGCTTTCTTTGGTCTTGGTTCATTTTGATTCCTTTAGTCCAGAATGATTGACAGTACTTTAGGATTGCTAGCTGATTTAAAAGCGTCATAAGGAAACTCTCTAACTTGTTTATCTTGAGTCAGTATTAGATTAAGTTCATCTACTATCGGCAGGTCAGTTGTACTAAGCCAACCCATAATTAAATCGTTAACTCCTTCCTTATCCTGTAAATCTACTGTAGGAATTACTTGATATCTTACATCACCATCAAACATATCGAACAGCACTACTATCAATATATCAAAGTCCGTCACAGTATAATACCTCCTCTTTCTTCATCAGTTAGTAAACTAAAATCTACCTCACTACTCTTACTCTTTATAACTAAACTCTTAGCTATGAATCCTACTGGGTCTTTATTACACATAACCTTGTCTGCAAATATTAACTTATCCAAGAGTTCTTTCAACTGGTTAATAGTTTCTAAATCATTACATACATGACTCCAGATAGCTTTAAAGGGTACTATCGGCGGGTTAGCTTCTGTTAGTATATTGAGTACCTTATTTGCTATGTCTGAATCCTTTGCCTTACCGAACTCACCTAAGGTCTTAGGCATTGAGTGTTCAGCATGGACTAATATTGTGTTTGCCATAATTACATGGGCTTCTGTTACAGTCTTACTAAGTTCACTTACTGCTGTTATAAGAGCTAACTTAAGCAAATGAGTGAGTCTTCTATTGTTATAGGATTCAAACCTAATATCTGTTACATGGGGTACGTTTGTTTTATATATCTTATCTAGTAGTTTGTAAGCTCCCTCAGATAAGACTATCTCACCGTTGATTTCTGATCTAATTGTTTGTAGTAGTTTGATGATCTGTGATCTAAGTTCCAAATCTGGTCTAGTAGGTATAGTTATCTTACGCCCTGTTTTATCTCCGTGAATTAGGAGTAAGCGAGAGAAGATACCTTGACCAATTGCTTCTATTGGGAATGCTAATGCAAATGATGTTGCTGTGTTACCTGCTAAGATTGAGACTGTTGGATTGTATATGTAAGCTGAGGTTGAGTTCTTAACCTTGTTCTCAAAAGCTCCATCGTAATCCCATAAGGAACCAAGTAGGGCTAGGAACTCTAAGTTCCCATTACCTACAAACACATTGAACTCTTCCGCAGCTACTAAGACTTCTGCATCTTCCTTACTTGCTTCACCAAAGAGATTCATCTCTAGTATATCATCAGATACTAAGAGGTCAGCATCGCCAGCTAGATCAAGCAGGAATTTTTCTTTACTTGTCTTGTTAGCTGCTATGTTAGTGTATCCAGCTTCCTTGATTAACTTAACAGCCTTGTTAATTGCAGTAGTCTTTCTTACACCTGCTGACCCCATTAGCATGACATACATGTTACAGTTAATAGCTGAGTCTCCGAAAGGTAGATAGCAACGTCTACCAAGCCAAGCACCTAATACAGTTAGCAATGACCATCGATGATAAGTATTAGGTGCTTCACTCTCTCCTAGCATTGCAAGATACATTTTAAATAATTCATCCTGCATAGTAGTTATCCTGAATGTTATTAATTATCTTCCGGTGGAGTAAATAAAGCATCCCATAACCAACTAAGTATTGTACCTATAGCCGCTATAGAAATTAATACAACTAGTAATTCTTCTCTCGTTATACACATGGCCATTCAACTCTCCTTTAAATGTCTGCCCAACTTAATGCACCCTTCCCATCCTTACCTGCCTTAACTGCTGCTGGTACTGTGAATGTCCTTTCCTTTCCATCATAGCTTTTTATCTTAACTGGTATCTCCATACAATCCTTAACTAAGTCACAGAGATATTCATGGCCCTCCCTGAATTGAAATAATATAGAGTCATGAATCTGCGCGCATAGCTTAAAGTTATCTGAATACTTAGGATTCAATGCTATGGTATAGAACACTAGCATGTAAGCTTTGTTAAGTGTCATAGCGTTAAGAGACTGGGATACATGAGCAACGTAACCATTCTTAGCTCTCTTGTCTGTAAGAGGATTAGAGAAACAGTAGCGTACAAGTCCATTTATTTGTTCTTGTATATCTATGTTCCAGTCACTATTAAATTTTGCTATTCCCTTAGTCTTAAGATCATGGGTTGCTCTACTAGCCAACATGTGAGTTCTACTAACTTCACTAACAATAGCAGGATAGTATACACCACTCAATCCTGGATAAGTCTTGTGGAATCTAGCTAGTAACTCAGCTGCTATCTTTCTAGCATCCCAACCTTTAGGAAGCCCAAGTAACTTACCTGCCTTATATATATTCTCTTCCCCCATAGTCTCAACTAAAACACCTTCACCCATGAGATAGTTAGCACCATGATTTACTTTCTTTCCAAGTTCTCTACGCTCTTTATCTTTAACTTTCCCTGCAACGACATCATAGATATCTTCGTAACTAACGCCGAAAAATGAAGCCGCGTTAAGGGAATGAAAATCCTTATCTCCTGAGACTGCTGCGATGAGTCTTTCTTCCCCAGCTGCATACGCTGTATCTCTAGATTCAGCTTGTTCCAGATCGCATTCTGCAAGTCTGAATCCAGCATAAGGGATAAGAGTTCTCTTAACGATGTCTCCTCTAGGCACATTCTGTATCTGTAAGCCGCACCAGAAGTGATGTTCCTTAGAAGCAAGTCTAGATGTATCAGTTCCGTGGGGATTGAGTGCATATAATATAACTCCGTTATGTTCCTTGTTTAAGTTTTCACCTTTAGGAGTAACTCCAGAAGATAAATAAGTTGAGTATAATTTCTTAGCCTTCTGTACTACGGTTATCTGGTTGAGTATCCTAGCATTAAGTGGGTGACGGTAAGCAGCCTTTTTAAGTGACTTCTCATCTGTAGACTTAGCAGCTATATCTCCGCAGCCTAAGATAGTTAGTAGTGCTTTCTTTTGTTTAGGGCTGCCTGAATTGAAGCCGGTAACTCCTAGCATACGATCTAGAGACTTGTTATTAGATTCTATTATCTCTAGTTGTTTAACTCCAGCTGAGTTAAGTTCAGTCATGTCCCTCTTAATACCTGTTAATTCACTCAGTACACAAGGGAAGTTAAGAGGGAACTCGTTAAGATAATTATGCAAGGCCCAAACTGGCATTTCGCGGATCGCAGCTAAGCAAGCCATAGCAGTAGCCCAGGTATCCATTGCATTATACTTGATCTGATCTTCCTTATCTCCTGACTTAGCTAAGTCTTTCCAGTACGCTGCTTCTCGAACGAAGAAGGCTTGTAGAAATCCAAGACTTTTAGGCAACTCAGAATACCAAGAATGAAACAAGTTGGCAGTATCAAAGAGCCAATTAGTAACAGGACAATTATATGCCATAAGATAATTATTATCGTATTTACCATTTTGAAATACCTTAGGAGGTTTAAGGGCACAGAACTTACGCATCCATATTACTGACCACATATCATTGATAGGTAAGAAGTAAGATTGGCTAGCACCAGAAGCAAACACTGCTGTGAATCCTATCTCAGTTATATGTATGAAAGGTTCTTTCTTAGTCTCAATATCTATTGCAATTAGATTTGCTGCATTAAGTTTGTTATAAATATCTCCTACAGTCTCAGGAGTAATCACACCATACTGAAACTTAGGACAACGCATCCATCTTTCTGGTGCAGCTAACTTACTCATGTATCTCTCAGCTAAGAACTTACCGTAAGGAACTGTGATAAGCTGCTTAAGGGGATTCATGATAACGAACTCAATACCCATGTACTTAAAGTAACTTCCTGCATAGTTATCTATGCTAGCTTCTGCTGAGGATATATCTACGCCCACAAGTTTCTTAAGTAGGTCAAGAGAAGAAGTCAGTACCCCATCATACTTATTTCTTTGTACTACAGATATTATCTCTGATAATGTAGATACTTTGGCCGAACTAACCTGTATCTTAAGTCCTGAGAACTTAGACATGATAGGTTTAAGGTGGCCATTGTATTGCATTTCCTCAGGGGTGCAGATCAGTAGGAGTGTTTTCATCTTGAGTATAACCTATTAAAGTTCCGTTAGCTTCATAGTATGCTTCTTCATCAGTACGCATTAGATCATGCTCATACATGTAGAGTTCTGCATAGGCTATCTCTTGTTGGGTTAAGTCAAGAACTACTTCACGTCCCCTAATAACAACTAAGTTATACTTCTCATATGCAGCTAATCTCTTCTCTTCAAGTGTGATACCTATTGCAGTCTCCAAGTCTACCTTAACATTAGCTTGATAACTTGGGGCACTCATGCCTTCATTAACCTTAAAGGCTAGGAGTTTAAAGTCTTGTTCTAGTTCTAAGTGAATATCTATCCTGGTAACATCTTTCTGCCCAGTACGGAGGAAATCGTATAGATAGTTTATCTGGTCTCGGGTAAGATAAGGTCTATACTTTGATTCTTTAGCCATGTTAGTTCCTTAGTTAGGAGTGGGTGAAACAGATAGAGAGACGAAGATAAATTAAGCTTGCCTCTCTACCCTCTAGTCCTACAACAACTAGACACATTCAATTACATTGATAACTTACTTAGCGCCTAGTTTCAGACCCAAGCCAAGACCAAGTTTAGGAGCTGGTTTGGTTTCCACTACAGGTTCTTCCTTAACTTCTTCTACTACCTGCTCAACCTCTCCACCTTCCTGTGCTGCTAAGAAAGCATCAATATCAAACACGATATCCTTAAGGGTAACAAAGTGACGTGGAGTCTTACTTTTATCTTTCTTATCCACACGCAAGCCAGTGAATGCAATGACTTCACCGCCAATGAAAGGCTCGAAGGACTGACTTAATGTTACAGTTTCAGGGTCAACACCTTGAGCAGCGCAAGCCTTCACTGCTACAGACTTAACCAGACCTTGACCAAACTCATTAGTCATTGTGCTGGTAATATCGAACTCATCGCCAGCTTCCAGTGGCTTATCTGTTTCTACTTCCAGTTCCAGAGTTTCAATTACCTTGAAGTTCATAACCAATGCAGGCTCACCGCCAACTTCTTTAGCTGATAAGTTAAAGTAGCAGCGATGTGCGCCAGCAGGAGGTTGTTTGAATTCTGGTAAGTCAGCTAAGTCAGAGATAGAAGTATCTAGTAGTTGATCTAAGTTTAGTGCCATGATATTTAATTCCTATTAAGTTTAAGTTTAAGTATAAATTTATTTCTTTAGATTCAATTTTGATTTTAAGTTAAGTAATGAAGACTTTACCTCCTGAGTTTTATTAGTTACGTCTATTACAACTGGTTCGTGTAATAAGGTTGGGTGCATTATAGCCTTACTTTCTACTTCCCTACTACTTCTTGCTACTAACTTATCAAACAACGGGCACAAGTCCATACTATTTGCTTGTTTCTCTATCTCATAGTCACTTCTTGCACCAGATAGGAATAAGTTACTTGCTGTACTGCTTGAATATGCTTTATGTTTCTTGTTCTCAGTCTTACAGAATATAACTGTAGAGAACTTTGATGCTATACCTGCTGAACTTCCCTTACTACCAAACTCAGGAACTAATGTAACCTTACCATCCTCAAGCTCGGTCTCTATAGCTAGTGTGATAGCCACAAAGTTGAATGGAAATGATTGTATATTAGATCCTAAGTACTCAGTATTCTTACGTAATGCTCCCCAATCATCTAACACTGGTTTATATTCTATTGCTGCATCTGCTGCCAGTGCTGCTGTAGCGGTTCTCATAAGGTGCGCAAACATACTACGACCAGCTTGAGTCAATGTATCTAGTACTACTACATCACGGGCAGGGTCTAAGTTAGTTAAGTCTACCTGCTGTATGATACCACCATTCTTTTTGCATATGAAGCAGTTGATTGCTCCATGAGTAAAACAGATATCTGCTTTCTTATCCTTAAATAAGCGTTGTAAAGTTTGCGCTGCCATAGGAAAGGCTGCCGAGTCAGGTATCTTAATGAGTTCAATGTTAGCCTTTTGTTCCGGCGGAAGCTTTTGGAGAGCTTCAACTGCATTCTCCGTATCTATCCAGATAAGTCTATACTTCTTAGATAAGGAAGCTGCTAAGGTAGACTTACCAGACTTAGATAGTCCTGTTATGAGAACTCGCTGTACTGCGTGCTTATCTTCATATTCAGTTAGTTTCATAGTTTAGTACCTAGGTTGTTGTATATGTGACTGGTCATGAGTCCTGTTAGATTGATTACTATTGAATCGGAACTCTGCATCCCTACGCATTTGCTCTAACTGTTGGGTCTGGATATACTGTTGCTGTAGTATTTGTCTTTGCTGTCTATCTACTTCAGCTTGATGTTGCTGCCTGTTAATTTCTTGTGTTGACTGGGCATGGCTATCTTTACAGTATACTGCTGCTATAGTTAGTGTAAGTAGCATAGCAAAGAAAGTTATTAATCCTAATATACTAGCAATAAATTTTAGTGTGTTTTTCTCGAATTCATTTAACATGATCTAATCTCCTTAATCTTTAAGTTCTGGTCTGGCTAACTGACCTGTGATAAGTTCCTTAACTGTTGTCTTAATTGTATATGTTTCTTCGTTATCCTTAAGTACCTCTAGTTCCTGCTGCTTAGTGATTGGGCGCAATAAAAGTCTATCACTCATATGACACCTGTTAAAATACTTACAAGGCTTATTCCAGGCTAGGCAAGACTGACCATGCTTAGGCCAGAAGTTAGCATTAGAGTATAATTTGATACGTTCTATATCCATTACTATACTTTGCAACCACTCAGCTTTCTGTTTAATACTCTTAGTGAACTGGAAGGATTGGTACTCAAATTTCTCACTCAGGTAAATAAGGTATAAGACTGTGTAAGAGTTAAGCCCTGGTTTGATATGATCTAGGAGAACTGAGTAACCTAACGGCTGCGTACTGTTCTGATACTTAGCTTCGTGAATGGGAACTCTTGAAGAATCAGTTTTAAGTTCAACTGTAATCACTTCCCCTGTTAGGCGATGTTCAAGCACAAGATCAAGGAAACCCCTTTCATTAAAGTCTTCACCAAAATCTACTAAGAACGAGAGTTCAGCTGCTGGCTGTGAGTTGTAATATAGGATAGAATATTCAGCTAGAAAACCTTGCTCTCTCATCCCTATGAATTTATCAATAGCTAGTAACGCATACCAGAAGGATTTTTTATGTCTGGTAGATTCAACGTTAAGTTCCATCGACCAGAACTCAAAGCAAGCTAAGAAGATATTCTCGCGTGAGATATCCTGAAATGCTAACTGAATACCGTAACCAACTAACTTACCAAACTCGAAAGTAATTAGCTCATCCTGCGTATCTTGGTATTCTATATCTGCCCCAAGTTTCTTAAGCTGATACTTACGCGGGCAAGAGTCAAGGAGCAGTCTGGAAGAATAAGATAGCTGCTTAAGACGGATATCTATTTTGTTTGCGTCCATAGTTTAGCCTTAATTACATCATTGTAATAGTCATATAATTGTGATGGAGTAGTATTAAGTATTGCAGATAATTCACGTAATTGGTAAGAATCTTCGATCATTGTTAGGGGACGTGGTTTATATAAGTTAAGTGCTGAGATATCTACAGGATTAAGCCAAGCAATAAGCCGTTCAATATGAGTGAAACGAGAACAATATAATTCTATATTATTGCAGCGTTCCCTAATGATTAATATCGCCCATAAAGGAAACTTATCCATAAGGTAACTTACTACTTAATTCAATCTTATATCTGATTAACTGGCTAAGACTATATAGTAAAGAAGTGTAATCAGTACCGTTAATTATTAGATTAGGTTCTTTACCATGTAAAGCGTATTTAATAGCATTATATGTACGTTGATGCTTTTCTGCTAACTGCTCTATTGTCCAGCCCCTGTGATATCTTGCTAACAAATCATTCATTTCTTGTGTATTCCAAGCTACACCATGCCTTGCTGGCATATAACCAGGTAATTTATTTTCCCAAGCCATACTATAAAACTCCTGTTAGAGATCATCTTCAGTTAGTTCGCTACCCTTCTTTTTAGGCAACTTCTTAACATTCACTTCCATAAGTTTGGTATTAGTGTGAGTTTCAAGCGCACGAAAAAGAATAGCTATGTCATCCTCACCCATTATTGTTACTATTGCGGGGTCTGCTTTGAGTTGTTTATGAATCTTTTGAAGCAGGATAGGCATAGAAGGATGAAGAGAGATAAGAGCCTGTTCTAGTTCTGCAAGCTTGCTGAAAATCTCGTTCCTTTCTTCAATGGGGTCTTGCTGCTTAGGTGTAGAAAGTTTTAAACTCATTATATCCATTTTAAATCCTTGTTAGATGCTTTCATAGCAATCCTTTTTCCTTAGCGATCCAATCGGCCATCACTACTCTATTGGGGTGAATCTCGAACAGTGTGCTAATTGGTATCCAATGAGATATCTCATGCCCTTTTCTTTCTGGATCATTAAAGACAAACTTAATGGCTTTGGCCGTTTCGGATTCTTTTCTAATAATTGGGATGCTTACTTTCATATTTCATGCTCTCCTATTGATCTGTATAGGGTAATTTTCATTACCCGGCCATTGTCACTTATAGTGTGTCTTACGCGATATTTATGGCCTTCTTCTTTAATCTCGAACTGGAATACTGTATCGTATTGCTTACGTTCATTTAATGCTTTGATAATTCTAGTTTCCAATCCGGGGACAATTGAGAGTGTTATATGCTTATCTCTTTTTAGTGCCTTCCAGATTGATGAATACTTGCTACTACGTGCCATAAGGTTTTGAACGTGGAGTTTTATTTTTATATGAACTAGGGGATTGTCCGATAGCGAGTTTTACATAGACTGTGCTTTGATACTTATTGAGAGCATTGCGGATATGCACCATAGACTCGTATAATTCGCTTATCGTTTTAAGTTCGGCTGTGTTTTCGCTTGATTGTTCAAATCTGTTAAGCATCGTTAGTACACAATTAGCTTGACTAATTGTACTGGCTACATGAAAACAGATTGTGCCTTTTAAGCGGTTATGTGCGGCAAGTTCTAACTCTTCTGGGGTTTTTTTTCTTTGTGCCATGATTAGGAATCCTATATAAGAGAGGTATCGACAGAAAAAGAAAACCCCGCTAAAGCCTCTAATTAAAGAATCAGTGCGGGGTTTAGCTGAGATACACAGCCATGCTAGGCGGGTAGAGATTAGATGTTATCTGCCAATGCGTCACTATCAGCTTTTAACAGTGCATCAGCTTTTTCGTACAAGGTTGTTACGCAATCAGCAAAGTTTTCTGCATTGGCTGATTTTTCGGCATAGATAGTCAGATATTCAGCAAGTTTACCCAATGCTTTCTTGTTGCTTTTAACATCGCTAAAGCGTTGATCAATCATCAGTTTCGCACCTTTTTCAATCACGGCTTGATCTTTGCCGGTAGCAGCGGTTATTACTGCGATGTAATCAGCACGGAAAGCTGCCCATACTTCTTTAGCAATACCACGGAGCTTGCGCTCAGTTTCCGGTACATTTACATACGATTCCCATGTACCCAATTCGTAGGGGAAGTTTGCAGAAGTGAAATTAGGATTTTCCGTCAGTACGTTTCGCACGTGTTCATCGATTGCATCGGATACAAGGCCAACCAGTTTATCCAATCCTTTGCCGCCTGCGTTGAAGATTTCAACCAGGCCATGCACAGTAGGGTAG